AAAACGCTTGGGCATTCGCCAGCGTATCAACGGCTGCCGATTTACAAACACGGGCCGACCGCTAAAGGAACCAGAAAGAGATTCTCATAATGGCTACTTATACTTTGACTCCCGCGAGACGCGCCGCGTTACGGAAAGCGCAACTGGCTTCCGCTGCGAAACGCAGACGGCATGGCACAGTTCCACAAACGTTGAGACGTTCTATTGGTCAACGGACAGGCTATGCCAAAGCCAGTTTTCAAGTCAAATCTCGTGATTTCCAAAAAGGAAGCAAAGTAAAAAAGGGTTTGAAATACGCTGCGGTAGGTTTGGGCGCAGCAGCGGCAGTCGGCGCTTACTCTCATGCTACCGCTTATGACCGAATGTATAAGCACAACCAACAAGCCAAGACGGCTAGGAAAGCGTCTAGATTCCTTCCCAGCACTCATCCGGTTTCCAGACGTTTAGCCAAGTCAGCGATGATGCATCAAAATCAGGCTATGAGAATTCAGAAAAGGCATAAGCTCTAATAGTTAGGAGATTGAAATGGCTAGAGGAACTTCCGGCAAACCGAAGATGATTCAGGGTCACGCTTCGGCTCGCGTGGCGGGGTTGCCGAAAAACGCTATCGTGAAGAGCGGCAAAGCCGTGCTTCCCGGTCAGCCGATTCCGAATGAGATCAAAGCGCAGAATCCACGTAACTGGACAAATCCTCGTCCGATTCCCGGTGGCGCTCCCCCGGCGATGAAAGTCAAAGGGAAGCCTGGCTATTAAATTGAAATGGCCCGACGCTATGGGAGTTTCACTCCCGCGAGGCGAGCGGCTTTACGTAGGGCGCAATTAGCCTCTGCGGCGAAGAGACGTGGGCGTAGACGATTAACTCCGCGTCAAAGGAAAATCGTTAAGTATGGCGCGGTGGGAACTGGTGCAGCGGTCGGCGTTTTAGCGGCACGGCATTATGCTTCGGGATCGTATTTCTCGGCTCAGACGCATTCAACTGGCAGCGAACTGAATCGTATGATGAAGTCTGCCAGAAAAGTTAATGCAAGAGCTAATCAAGCCGGTAGAAGAGGCAAACTATACGTTGATCCTGGGCATTTTTCAAAGAGAGTCACTGTTCGCGGTCATATCAGTAGACCACTACCAGATGAAGTATGGGATAAAGGTGGCCCGACTTTATTTGGAGTAGAAGCTAGAACCAAGAGAAGAATTTATAAAGCTGGTTATCATCATTCGAGTGTCATATCTGGTGTAAAGACACGCAGCTTGGCTAAGAAGATGGATGAAGTAACACCAAGACAATCTTACAGGAAATATAAGACACGAAAATGGAAAACAGATCGGGCGGCTAGAATTCAGACTCGCGGTTTGAAAAGATCGGTTCGCAAGACTATACGGGGTCTATGATGGCCCGACGTTACGGTTCTTTTACTCCCGCCAGACGTGCAGCGTTACGTAGAGCGCAGTTAGCTTCTGCTGCAAAACGCCGTGGACGTAGACGCAGCAGAAATCCTGCGACTCGTTATGTTCAAAACGCAACCACTCAAAGACAAATGAGACGAAGGGCTTTGGGAATTGCCGGTGGCGCTCTGGTCGGATCAGTGGTTTTGGGGGCAACGGTTAACGCTGTCGGGCAACGGACGTATGTACCTTACAAAATAAAACAAGCTCATGTCAGACAGACATCGATGTCTATGCATCCTTCGGCACATTCCGGCGCACGAGGGTTGAGCGGAATTAAAGTTCATTCCGACGCAGATAAGTTCTATCACACTGCCTATACACAACGTAAAGATCGTTTGACTCTTATCAAGAATCCAAATCCGAATTTAAAAGGGAAACGGCCAAATTCCCGTAATTATATAAGGCGAGTGAAATAGTGGCGAGGCGATATGGAGTTTTCACAGCAAGTCGCAGGGCAGCACTTCACAAAGCTTCCCTTATTTCAGCGGCCAAACGTCGCAAATTTCATCCCACTCCGACTACCAAAAGACGAATCAAACGTGCTGCGATTGGGGCGGGGGTTGTTGGGGCGGTAGGTTTTGTCGGTGCTGCCGGATATCAGCGGCACAAACTTTCCGGTTCGACATTGACCAGAACCAGGCACGGCCCTGTGGGACCGTTGACGGGAAATCTCACCGGCTCCCGTCCACGTTCGTTGACACATGGCCGTATTACTCACATGAATGTGACCCCGAAAGGAAAGGTTCTCGGACGAACTAGTGGTGGATATCAGGTTCAGTATTCGGGAAAGAAACAGGGTCCGCTCGGTTCGCATTCAACGATCACGTATGTTCACAAGCCGCTCAAGCCGTCTCATATTCTGGGCCGTAAAACCACTCCGCAAGCCGGATTGAAACCGTACAAGCCATCTCAAGGCGAAATGAAAACGATGGCGCGGTTCAATTATCCGAAGACGCCGGAAGCCTATACCGGCGCTGCGTTGAGAATGAAAGGCAAGCGGAAGATTCTGTTACCGGCACGCGACACCGGAATGTATCACGCCTCAATCGGGCATCCAACGCCAGGCCGATTGCACACAGGTCCGTTCGGTAAGCCAGGAAAAACGAAGCGAACTGTTCCATCGAGAAGTCTTATGCCCAAACACTTCGGTGGCGGGAAGGTTAAAGGCCAAAATCTCAAAGGATACAACAAGTCGATTTCCGAAGCTGAAGCATTGCGGCGAACCGCAGCCTATACGAAATCAGTTGAATCCAAAGGCAAGAAGGTTTCTTACGGTCATCGTCAAGCCGCACTCGGTTATTTCCGAGGTCGCCCGCAATACACGGGTGGAACTGTCAAACCGAAGCTGAATTTGAACAAGAGGGCGCGCAGGGAATTCCGTAAAGAACGCCGGATTCGTAAAGGTTTGCGTATGCATGGGACGACGTTGAAGTGACGCGCCAACATGTGATGACACCGGCAAGAGTCGCCGCGCTCCGCAAGGCGCAGTTGGCTTCTGCTGTGGCTCGTCGCGGTCGGCGCATTGCCAAGGTTTCGGCTCGCGTTCCGCAAGCCCCACGTCCAGAAGGGCTTGGAGGACTTAGAGCGAATTTTATCCCGTATGCGCGGATCAACAAGCGGAGCGCGACGGTGGGATATAACGCCGGAACAAGGATTCCTGGCAGCAGTAAAAGGGTGGTGACAGGTCAATATGTGCGAATCGAATCCATCAGTAAGAAAACAAAACTCGATAGAGTTGTTGACAAAACAGTCGGACATGTCTTCCCCAAAGGCACCCGACGCGGCAAGGCTCTTTCTGCTTTCCGATCTCATGTCGAAGTTAGCACTGTCGCCAAAACAAGAGTTCCCTATAAGGGAGCGCAATTCCGTCTTGGGACATCGCGCGGTGTTGGGCCTACTGTTATCGTTCGCAGAGGAAAGCACAAGGTTCCTGTTCAAAAAAGTGTGGTCGGTATCAAAAAATATGATAGACGAATGTCTGCTATCGCAGGACAAAAAACGGCTCAATCAAAACCACGAAGACAGAGGCGCAGAGCATCTAGGAAATAATATCTGATGCCTTATCCATTCCAAGACACCGATTTTAACAATCCTGCCCATCCTTCCAACTGCAATCAGTTGATTAAAACGGATCGGGAAGCGGAAAGAATTTGGCATCCCGACATACTTCTCTTTGAGAGCGTACAACACGAATTGATTTCACAGTGTTTGGCGAATCGAAATGAAAGATGTGGATTAATCACCATTGAAGAGCAAGAAGTTATCTATGTTGAAAATATCCACCATGAACCGACACATAATTTTTTGATGTCGCAAGAGGATTTTGACTCTGCTCTTCGTGCTATCTATAAGGAACGAGAAGACAAGGTTCTCGGAATCTTCCACACGCATCCCAACAACGTGCCGTGGCCGACCCCTCGCGATCTGGCGGGGTGGCCGAATCCTGCTCTGAGATGGCGCTATTGGATCGCCACCAGGCACGAAGTGATAGAGTGGTCGCTAATATGACCGCCCCCACTCCCGCCCAAGCCGCTGCGATTGAGCCGCCGTCAACGTTGTACCGGCGTTGGCTGGGAGCATTTCTTGCGAAGCAAGTCAAAAACGAAGCGTTGATCAGAGACGTTTTAACCGCGGCGTCAAACGATGCCGAACAAGCCATTACCGATTTAAGTCATAAGACAACGTGGTCTTCTGGCGTTCGAACCGCTCAAATCAGATTAGCTCAAAACGAAGCCAAGTCGATTCTGCGAACTACATTTCGAAGATTGATCCCGATTATCGGGAGTGGTCAGCGGGAAGAGGCAATCGCAGCCGTTGACGCTTTGAACGCAACTGATATGAAATATCTGACAGAAGCTTTAACCACAGTTGATTTGAATTCTTTCATCACGAGTCAAAGACAAAGTGCGGCTTTAGGGGTCGCGCACGCAATCTCTCGCGTTACGCAATCCCAGCAACCGTTATCGGCACGAGTTTACCGTTCTCAAGCATTAGCTAGTGGATGGGTAAATCAGGTCATTAACAGTTCTATTTTGCGAGGCGACAGTGCTCAAGATATCGCGAAACAAGTTAAATCATCAATCAACCCCAACGTATCGGGTGGTGCAAGTTACGCCGCGCTTCGTTTGGGACGAACGGAACTCAATAATGCTTTCCACGCCACGGCCATCACGATGGCACAAGATCGCCCGTGGGTTACAGGGATGCGTTGGTACACTTCAGCGGTTCATGTCAACGATCCGAAAGAAGTCTGCACACAATTAAATGGACAGATTTTTGATGTGGATAACGTTCCACCGAAGCCTCATCCGCAGTGCCGTTGCTTCGTCGCGCCCCACATCGAAAGTCCAGACGTGTTCCTGGCGCACTTGACAGCAGGACAGTATAGGGATTGGATAGATCAAAATGCAAGCAAAGCCGCCTGATTTTGAAACAATCAAGAACCGGACAATGGAAGAGGTCAAGAAGATCATGCCGACGTTGAATACCAACAATTCCCATAATTCCCTGGGATCGCTTTACAATCAGGCCCTCAAGGCGTGGCCGATCTTCGGTGGTACCACCACGACCGACATAACGCCTCCGGTAACCGCCGAAGGTCAGGCTGCGCAACAGTCGCTTCAACAGAGCGTCGATCAGCAGCAAACTCCGCAGGAAGAGCAGAAACCTGATCCTGTAGCCCAATTGCAAGCTGACCCAAACGCTTTGAGCCAACTTCTCAAGCAGGTTGAGAAGCTCCAAGGCGATCTCAGCAAAGTCACGACCGAGCGCGACGGCTATGTCCAGAAGCAACAGGAAGACGCCCGAAAGACCCAGACCAGAGAAGAGCAACTGCAAACCGATCTGGACACGGCGAACCAAACCATTCAGAAGATGGATCGAGTCATTCGCAACACGGCTCTGATCAACGCTTTTCTTTCACAATCCGATTTCCAGTGGAATTCGATTCGGCAAGCCTTGTCGGAGTTGAACGAAGACGAAATTGAAATCGATGTGAACCTTGACGGTGGTGAGGCGACGGTGACCGGCATGGAGGGGGCGGTCAAGAGAATCGCGGCGTCGAGTCCCTGGCTTCTCAAGTCAGGTGGGGCTAAAGACACTCGGACCCAGCAGCCACAGCGGGGATCGGGCAAGCCCCCCGCGCCTCCCACCGGCAACGAGCAGAAACAGTCCAAGCGGGCCGATCTGATGAAGAAATTCCCGGTGATCGCACATGGCAGAACCTCGTAAGACACGCCGGTCAAATCAACCGTGTTGGCGCTTGATCGCAGGTCATCGATGATAAGATCAATCGCGAACCTAACAGGTAAGGATTCAAAATGACTCTTCCCTCAGTGCCTCCCGTCATTGGTGCGCTTGCCGTCAAGCCGCGTTGGGACAAATACGACCCCTATGTCGGTAACTTCCGCGCTCCGCTGGCAGTGGACGCAACGCTGGATCAGGCCAACCTCATTATCGGCGTGGGCCTCAACTCATCCGGCGCTTGCGTACTCGGGGCCGGTCAAACCGGCATTATCGGTGTGATCGTCATGCCAGTCGGTGTTGACGTACACGGTTATCTTTTGGAACCGCCGATAGCCGGAAATATTGTCGATGTCGGCAAACGTGGCGAAATCACGAACTTCGCTACAACTGATTACGGTGTATCTGGTGCAGGTCTTTATTCGGTAGGTGCAACGGCTCCCGTTGCCGGAACCAAGTATTACCTCACTGCGAACGGCGCGATCAACACCACCAGTACCGGCGTTTATCTCGGCCACACGGTTGAAGCAAGCCGACTCATAGTTTGCCTCTAAGGCTTAGTTTTCATCGAAAACGAATTGAAAGGGAATGCCAATGTTGGCACAAGAAAACGGATTGCTGACGATTGACGGCATTCCCGTTGGTCCGATCTTTGGTGGCACGCAACCACTTCGCCAAGAGGGTATGCTCACTCAAGGCGATCTGGTAACCGTAACTGCTGACGGTGTAGACCTGAACGCATTATGGGATCAGTTCGCCGAATCCATCGCTATTTACAACGAAGTGATGGACAATCTAATCGGAATTCTTACCTATCCGGTTACGGTTCCGGTCGAACCTGTGGTTCAAATCGGTGAACTGACTTTCGAAGAGGCATCAGAACTCGGTGTGCCGCGCGGTGCCGGGTTGCCCATCGAAATGTTCCAAATGGGCTACGATCTGCGTCACTACGACAAGCGAAACGCCTACACATGGATGTTCCTTGCCGATGCGGACGCACGTCAGGTCGAAGCGATTCACAATGCAGTTCTGTGGGCCGACAAGCGACTCATGTTCCGTAAGATCATGGAAGCGTTGTTCGACAACAGAACTCGCAAAGCGAACATTCGCAATCAGGCGTACAACGTCTATCCGCTCTACAATGCCGATGGTGTTGCACCACCACCTTTCAAAACGAATACCTTCGCTTCCACACACAATCACTACGTGATTTCTGCGAACTCGGTCATTGACTCATCCGATGTCGAAGATCTACTTCAGTTGATTGCCGAACACGGTTACGCACCACAGTACGGAACTAGTTTCGTACTTCTGTGTAACAAGGCCGAATCCGATGTGATACGTACCTTCCGTAGAGGTATCGTCAACAACAACGGTGTGACAGCGGGCTACGACTTCATTCCAAGCCCAAGTCAGCCACCGATGATTCTGCCGAACGCGGAAGGTTTGCTTGGAAACCAACCGGCTGAGATTCTATCCGGTTTGCCTGTGATCGGCTCCTACGGTTTCTGGCATCTCATCGAAGACGACTACATTCCAGCGGGCTATCTGTTGGGAGTCGCCTACGGTGGTCTGTTCAACCTGACAAATCCAGTCGGAATGCGGCAGCATTCGAATCCCGCCATGCAGGGTTTGCGTGTTATCGCAGGGAACAACCAACGCTATCCGTTGGTGGACGGTTTCTATGCCAGGTCATTTGGAACCGGAATCCGCCAGCGTGGCGGGGCTGCGATCATGCAAATCAAAGCTTCGGGGAGTTACAGCATTCCAACGCAATACACTCGCGGTGGTGGATTCCTCGTTTAATTGAAAATGGTCTAGGATTCCTGGGCGGCGATCCCGCCCAGGTTTCCGATAGGAAAGGATCGGAAATGGGCCGATTTGTTGATTTGAATCAACCTTTGTCTGAAGAGGACAAGCAATACCTTCGAGATCGTGGTAGGGAATATCTGATTCCGGCGAACGAACGCCGATTCGGAGTCGATGGTACGGAAACTCCCGAAGAGCACGAATCTTCCGGTAGTGCAGCACAATCCCCGTTCTACCAATCAGAAGCGAGAGCGGCAGCCGTCTACGACACTGGTGGCGCTCCGCTGCCGGGAGCCACTTTGGATTATGACACCGGCAGGGCTTTCGACCGTGAAAACGGAGTTTTGGTCGAACCACGACAGGCCGGTCATACTCCTGGCGCGCATCCCTCACCGTGGGGGCCGGAAGGTTTTGCTGAACGCGACGATGACGATAGTGACATTGACGAAGATATTTGCGAAGAGGTCAATGCGCTAACTGTTCCACAACTGAAAGATCGATTGGACAAGGCAAAAGTCGAATACACTCACGAAGACAAGAAGTCTGATCTTCAGGATTTGTTAGCGATTCATTTGCAGGACAAGCGCGACGGCAAAAAGTAGGTCGATATGGCAGTACAAGCCGATATCGATTCTGTAAAAGTTCAGCTTCCAGAACAAGAAATTCTGGCTGAATTCGGTTTGGACGACGCTACACTTGGAGCCATTTTGGATTCAGGTAGCTCTATAAGCCAAACGATCCTTGCTAGTTGGCGTGCAATCGCTGCTAAAACGGCGACATATACAGATGTCAATGAATCAGGATCAAGCAGAAACCTGTCGGCATTGAATGCCAATGCCCGCGAAATGTGTACGATCTGGCAGACGCAGGTTGATAAGGAAATGAATGCTGCTGGGACAGAATTGATTCGTCGCTGGACTAGCCACAAAACAACGAGGGTCTAATGATGTCGGCTGGTGAACTCGCAGTTCACCGATCAAACACGGATCGCTATATTGGTATCGATCCAACAGAGATTATTTTAATTCCAAGGCAGGACACATGGGTCGCCGGTACTAAAACAAGAGGCGATCAAACTCCCCGCGATCCGCAATCATTCCATGTGATCTGGGCACCTACAACCGGCATTGTGCCCATAATCGAAGGTACGACACGTCGATTTGATTTCATTCTGGTCGGTTCTTATGACGCCATAGTTGCTATTGGCGATCATTGGCTTGAAGGTCAGCAGGACAACGAAATCGATTACGTCTATCCTTTCAATGGATATGAGATAAAATGCGGTGGCACTAGCTACGGGAGTAAGCCAGTTGCCTAACTTGATGAAAGCTACGGTCAGATATCAACAAGGCGCGCTCAAAGAACGGGTCAATAAAACACCTGAACAAGTCAACGAAGACATTACAAAGCTTTTCGATTACTATGCGGCCTGGGCTACAGCGTGGATGAAAATCAATGCACCGTGGACTGATGATACCGGCGCGGCACGATCCGGCTTGACGGCGGTTTCTAATTCATATCACAATATACATGAAATGGTATTGGCCTATTCAGTTCAATACGGTATCTGGCTGGAAGTCGCTAACTCTGGACGTTTTCAAATTCTCGGCCCCGCGATGCGTGTAATCGGCAACAACATTATGAAAGCTTTGGACGGAATGCTTGACGGCAAGCCGCCAAATCTTTCGCCACCAATTGCAGAAATACCTCCGGTAGCCCGTAAAACTGCGCGTAAAGGAACGGTCAATAAGTCAGGAAATCGCCGCTCTCGTAAAGCTTATGGAAAGAAACAACAAGCCAGGAGACGTGGAAAGCCATGATGCCATCAGCTATCTATGAATTACTTGCTGCGGACGCCACATTGCAAGGCTTGCTTGGCGGGAGTAATCGCATCTTCGAATTGCAATCGGTTGACGAGAGGCCAATTAGTAATGGTTATTTCGTCATCATTGATATGCAAGAAACGGCAATGCCGTTAAATCCACATATGGGTCCGCGGACCATGCAAATTTGGGTTCATATCCCAGCGGATATCAGTCGAGATTATGGTCCGATAAGTACTATCCTGAACAGGATAGATGATATTTTGTTGGCGATGGAAAACGTAGTTGGGCTAGATGGGGTCCGGTGCGGCCAGATATACCGGCACAGCCGGTCGCGCAACACGATTGACCCTGGCTGGAAGACGGCAACACGCAACGCTCTCTACAGCGTGTCGTATGATGAAGATGCAGCATAACCGGCTATAATCACTGACGAGAGGACGACCATGACTGAGGCACCGGCCAAGGCGGCACCGCGCAAGCAGGTACCACCGAGCGGCAAGCTGACCCCCTCTGAGGTCACCGACACCCGCGACAACGCCCCCCGTTTGAAAGACGATCTCAGTGGAAAACGGGTGCGGGCAATCCCAGCTTTTGTCGGACAAACAACTGCTGTCAGGGTTACAAAACAAGACTTTGCGGAATACGAAATCGATCACCCTACTGTCGAATTCAATTTCCGTAAGGATCAATTCACTCTTCCAGTAGGGAAGCCGCGCGGTTTAACCAAAGAGGTAGCAGAATTTCTGGTGACTGAATTCCCTGAGCAATTCGAGTACATGAGTTCGTAGTGCCTGAAATCAGGTGCAATTCAAAACTGCACGGTGTGGTAAGTGACAATTCAAAAGGAATTTTCGAGGTTGTCTGCAACAGTCGATGGTGCAGAATTGGAAACGAAGTAGTGATGCATCGTTTCAATCTTGAAAAGACAACTGAAGATGGTTGCATAATGCCCGTGGAGACATTGCGCTTCAAACGGCCAGAATAAGGAGTAAAATTAAATGACCAGTCCCGTTCCAACTGGGCTTGCTTATGGTTGCCGCGATGTCAAGCTGACGCAATATGCGGATGCTACGGGAACCGTTCTCAGTCCGACTTCTGTTGATCTCCCGTACATTCAGCACTTGAATTTCACTGAGGCAGAAGAATTCGCCGAATTACGTGGCGATGACAAGCTGATCACTACTCGCGGAAAAGGCTCCCAGGTCAACTGGGACTTGGAAGCCGGTGGTTTGGAAGTTGCTGCATGGGCAGTCATTACTGGTGGCGATGTGATCGAAACCGGATTGACCCCGAATCGCGTTCAGGAAATCCGCAAGCGTGCAACACAGCAGCGCCCGTGGTTCCGTATCGATGGCAAGATCATTTCCGACTCGGGCGGCGACGTTCTGGTACGGATTTATCGCTGCCGCGCAAACGGAAACATTCAGGCCAACTTCCAAGATGGAAACTTCCAGACTTCGCAAATTGCGGGGATTGGGCTTCCGTTGCTGGACGACACGAATGACCTTCTGTATTCGATCTTCCGCCGCGAAACAACTTCGCAGCTTACGCTCACTCCCGATCCTAACCCTGTTGGTTCTCCATTGAACCTGACGGCTGGGGCAAAGAGCGGCAGCGGTTCGGCACAAACGGTGGTTCTGACTTGGAGTCCGGTTACCGGCGCAAGCCTTTACACAATCGAAAAGTCCACCGATTCAACAAACGGAATCGATGGTACTTGGGTGGCCGGTGTCCCGCCAACGTCAACTGCGGCGAATGTTACCGAAACTGGATTGGGTGCCGGTACGGTGTGGTTCCGCGTGAAAGCTACGGTCAGTAGCGTCATGGGTGATCCATGTCCGGCAGTTGCGGTGGTATTCACCTAAACCAAATCGATTAAAACAAATCCATAGTTCTAGGACGCCCAGGAGCGCACAATGGAAAATCTTTCCGACGACAAATACGCACTCAGCGAAGCTTGGTCGCGTGGTCGTGAATACAAGCAACCGTTTGATTACCAACTGAGTCAAACTGGCCAGATTGTTCTGATTCGTCGCCTTGACATGGGCGATATTCTGCGTTTGGGTATTGCAGAACAAATGGACTTGATGTCAAAAGCTTTGATGGCCGAGGATAAACCTCAAACAGATGAGGATTCAAAAAAGACGCTTGCGGAAGTTGTGATGAAGTCTGGCAACTTCGAACAAATGGAAGCCATGATCAACGCCGTGGTTGGTGCCGGTGTGATTAAACCCAAGTTATATGCAACACCGGAACATGAGAACGCAAGGCAAGCCGGTCTGGTCTATCTTGATTCAGTTCCTTTTTCGGATCGAATGGAATTGTTTGGGGTGATATTCGAAGCCGAAGGACTTGCTATGTTTCGCGAAGAACAAGATGATGGTGTGGGAAACGTGGCAAATGTGCCAAGCGTACAATTGCCTCCCGACCGATCTATGGACATTCGATCCGGCGACACCGAAGGGGTATTACTTCAACAGGGGAGTCTACCGTTGGGGTCGGATGGTGGACGCGAAGATGAACGAAGCGGAACAAGCGAGTCGGAGGGGGAGACAGAACGGGCCATCGACGGACGCATTAGCTCAGACAGCGAGATTGGGGGTTTTGAGCAAGTATCTGGGAACCGAATTGAAGAGGTACAGAACTCCTGATCAAATTGGTTCTGTCAGAGTCAATATGCCTGACGGGCAAAAAGAGGATAACGTAGAGTCAATACGAAAAGGATTTTAGGAGGCGATTCCTATTCCCGATTATGATCTTGGGACCGCTCACGGTAAAATCCGTATTGAAGCCGATTCGGCTGGTGTTCAGGCAGTAAATCAGGCAATCGATCAGTTCAAGCGAGCTATTGATGCAATAACAGCTAGAACTGCCGCGTTCGATAGTGCAATGAACAATATGGAACGCGAACTGAAACAAGTTCGAAATGATTTCCTTCAAGCTTCAGTAGCAGCTAATAACTACAATCGAACGCTGACAATCGTTCACGTTTCTCAAAAAGATTTGGCTAATTCAACCAATCTTTTCGGGCGCAACCTTAACTTCTCCCGCCAAGCCATGATCGGTGCGACTGCTGCGGCAGCCCTGCACTACCAACAATTGAGACAGATTGTCAACATCACACGAGAGGGCCAAGGGGGTCTTCTTGGATTCCATGCCTCGTTGAATAAACTTGGAGTCGCAAATATTGCGGTTCACTCGTTGTGGAATAATTTCCTTGGTGTCAATCGCGCTCTCGCCAATGCGCCGCAATGGCAACGTGGCTTGCTTGGCATGTCAAATCAAATAAAGCTTGCCACTGTTGCCTTTGCTGGGTTGAAGTTTGTCCCAGATATTTTAAACAAACTGGCTTTACATAGTAATGCGGCTGCTGTGGCAGGGGAAGCTCTTTTCGCTGTTGTGCGTCCGTTTGCTGGGATACTCGGGCCTCTTGCCGGTCACTTTAATAATTTAAACGGCGGTATTGGAAAATTAGCCGGTAGTATAGGCCAATCGATTATCGGCTGGAACGTGATGCGTGGTGGGATTCAAAGCCTTATGGGTCGTGTTTCAGGTTTGCTTGGATTATTCAAGGAACTGCCAGGTTGGATCAAAGCCGTTGTCGGTGCGATTGCGTTGATGGGACCGGCCATCGTTGAGGGGTTGGCTGCATCACTGCGTTTTACGTCAAACTTACTTGTCGGATTATTGCAAGGTCTTAAAGATTTATCTGGTGCATTCCTGGTTATTCCAGGTATATTCGCCATGATTGGCGCTTCGGTAGTTCCTTTGGTTGGGATTCTTTTAACGCTGAAAAATTCATTTGGCACTCTTTTCAAAGATGCGATGAGCGGTGATTTTCAAAAGGTCACCCAAGACTTGAATAAGATGCCGAATTATCTTCGTCCTCTTGGCGACCAACTTGTACGACTTACCCCAAAACTGAAAGATTTGGGCAATCAGTTTACTGCTACATTTACCGCTGGAATGGGCGATCAAATAGAAAAGATTGCAGATACCTATTTTCCGGCAATGTATAACGGTGGGACTCGTGTCTCTCAATCGTTTAAAAATATCAAGGATGAGTTTGTTGGATTTTTATTACAAGCTCAAACCATTCAGGACACAAACGAATTATTCTCTAATACGGCTAGAACTCTTAATGCTGTTGCTCGTACAGTAGCTCCGATTTCACAAGCATTTCGCGATATCGGTATTGTCGGTACTGAATTCATTAAAGATTTGGCTGAGCGATATCTTCCAAGCATTGCACAGGGTTTTGCCGATTGGGCTGCGCGTGCTCGCGAAACCGGGCAAATGCGAGAATGGATGGATCGTTCTGTTATCGCGGTTAAAGAACTGTGGATCGGAACAAAGAATGTAGTTCAAGCCGTTTGGCAATTACTGACTCTGTTCAAGACCGGGACTGGCGATAACTTTTTGAAGAACTTCGCCGACGATATGAAGAGGTTTAACGAAGCAGTTCATCGTTCAGCGGCTAGTGGTGTGTTGCATGATATTGCTGAATCTGTTAAAGGTGTCGGAACAGACAATATCAAACAACTTACAAATGCTCTTAAAGAAATGGCTCCCGCTTTTGGCAAAGTAGTAGAATTTCTTGCTCAATTTGTTGGGGCGTTAAGCGGGTCACTTATTCCGGCATTAACACTGGCTTCTCACGTTCTCAATGTATTTTTTGCAATTATCAATGCAACGGGTGGTGGGGCTGTACTTGGTACAATTCTTGGTATTGTCGGAGCATTTAAACTTGTCAAACTTGCTTTAGGCCCAATTGGAGATGCTGTAAGAATAGCCGTTGGTGCGTTTAATTTTTTCAGGGGCATTGATGGAATAGTTGTCAGTGCTGCCGCTGCACTCGAAAGACTGGGAACTGTAGGGCAAGCTGCGTCTGCAAAACTAATGCTTGCCGGTGATGCTGTGGCGGCATTCGCCAGTAAGATTGCTTTGATTGCTCTTGTTATTGGTGGTGCAATTTTAGCCTTTTCTCAATATGATGATGCTATTGCTCAGTCCAAACAAGCGCAAGAACAATATAGTCGTAGTCTTGTTGAGTTCCAAGGCAGTATTAAAGAGGCTATTTCTGCTGATACTATCAATTCAGGGGAAAACATTTTTACTGCCATTAAAGCCCAACTCAGTTTAATGGAACAGGAGCTAGATCAGACCGCAAATAATCTGCCGTCTTGGTGGGATCACGTTGTTGGGTTCTTTAAAACTGCTGGTGGCTTATCCGAAAAGGATCAAAATAGTCCTCTTCTTGAGTGGTTCCATGATCCAAAAGATATCAATGCATGGCAGGATCGTGCGGCCAAAGCAAAAGCTGCCAGAGAAGAAATTACAAAGCTTGGGCTTTCAACTGGTGAACTTGCACATATTGTTCAAGGGTCTGATGCAGATTTTAACAAATTTACCGACAGTCTGAAACAACAGGGCGAGGGTGGTAAAGCTCTTGCTGAAATGCTAGAGACACTTCGTAATAAATACAAAGAGGCAGAAGAACAGGCCAAAGCTACAACGGATTCTACCAAGAAAACTACTGTCGCGATGACAGAGGCCCAAGCGGCGGCAGCGGCTTATGGCGAAGGCGCACATACTCTTGCTCAAGCACTCGCTCATATTCAAATCGAAGCCGATCAGGCCAACGATGCAATTACAGGTAGTTCTGATACTTACCGCAAGTTCTTGAAGACACTTGAGGAGAAAAAAGCCGCACCGGCTCTTATTGATACGGTTAAACAACTTCGCCAACAGTTCGAAAATGGTGGCGCTCAGGTCAAATCGTTCGCAGATGCTATTGACAAACTACATGATTCGATGGCATCTGCTGATGATAAAGCAACAACGTTTATTGAGTCACTGAAAAAACTTGGCAAGGTTCCTGATGATTCAGCCTTGTCAAAATATAACGAAGACATTGATAACGCTATCGGCCCAATGTCCAAGCTTGTCGATATGCTGGATACGACAGGAAATGCGCTTGTTCAACAAAGCGGCAAGCTTGATCTTAGTTCTAAGAATGGTCGTACACTTTCAGCTACATTAGAACAGTTACGTCAAGATAATGTTGCTTTGGTTGAGTCCGGTCGTGCTTCGCCGGAAGAGGCATTTGCTCACACGACAGAAGCCATAAAGCGACTGTTGACTCAGTTCGGAATTGTTGATCCCAATATTCAACAGAAGATTATCGATACTTACTTCCCCAAAGATGCGATGGTAAACGCTATTAAAGCGCAAGATCCGCAAGAAGCATTGAAAGCTATAATTAAAGACCCTGTAAAGCTTCAAGTTGAACTGGCTCTACTTACACAGTCTCAAGATATCATTAATAATCTTCTTGGTCCTGACGGTAAACTTCATATTCCAAGTGTTATAGATGTTGTGCCGCAACAATATTGGTGGCCTCCTGGGACTCCGAATGCACCACACCCGAATGCCCCACCACCACCAGCAGGAGGGCCACAACCACCACCAGCGGGGCAATTACCACCGGGGCCGCTCAAAGTTCCGGCGCGCGGAGAAGATATACCAGGATTAATCGGACCAGCAGCAACACAATTCGCTCGTTTACAAAATCTTTCGGATCAGCAAATAACCGATTTGTTGGCAAAGCATCCTGATTTACAAGCTACCTTACAGCCATATATCGACAAAGCCCATGAGCAGGGAATAAGTCTTTCCCAAGCTTTTGCCGCCGGTATCATGTCCGGTAATGATGATGTCAAAAAGGCTATCATTGCTCTGGCGCAAACTGCCGGTGATGGTTTAGGTTCATCGCCAGCAAAATACGGTCCTCTGAGCGGGACCGGCTGGACGTATTATCGTGGTCAGAGCTTCACAACGGATTGGGCCGGTGGCATTAACTCCGGTGCCGGTATCGTCAAAAACGCGGCAAAAGACGTTGCTTATGGTGCCGTCACCGGAATGAAAGACAAGTCAACTGATGCTTTCAAACAACTATCTGATATAGGTAGTCTTATCGGTCATATAGTTGACTTCGCAAAACAGATGACCTCAACTTTTATCGAAGCCGGTAAAGCTTTAAATCTTCTTTCAGGTGGAAAGATTTTCCCGAAGCGTTATGTTCCTGATCCTTTACGATTGCCGCCAAATAGTAGGGTACTTCCTTGGTCGCCTGGCGGTTGGAATCCGCAAGGTGGGGGCGCTCCCGGTGGAGGGGGTGGTGGTGCAAACCTTTACCAGGACTCCGCTGGCAATTGGCACTCTCGCGATCCCTGGTGGGAAGGGGTCATACAAGCTGAATCGGGTGGTAGGCTCAATCCACAGGAAAATCCTACTCATTTCGGTCTATTTCAATTCGCACAAAGCACTTGGGATTCTATCGCAAAATCCATTGCGCCAGAATGGGTTGGCAAGAATCCTGGCACTGCACCCGCCGAAGTCCAAGCGCGAATGGCTCAAGAAAACTATAACCGGAATAGGGGTAATCTTTACGGTCAGTGGGCTAATCCCTATGTGGCTGCACACCCTGGCGGGACTACTGGCCTCATCTATTCAGCAGCAATGGCTGGGGCTTACCCGCCAACGGGTGTTCCTGGGCAACCCGGTGAAGATGCACGTACTTTTGCTCATAACGTAATGATGCCGTTTTGGACAAAGTTGGGATTTCAAGTTGGCGACCATGCCGCAGACCAATTTGGCGAACATCAACATGGCGCGATTGACGTTATGGTTAATTCTATTGAAGAAGGCAATAAAGTATTAGCGCAAGCACTTAGAGATCCAAATGTCTATGGAGCCATTTTTAATAGGCAAGTATATGGATACGAACATGGGGCTGCTGGAAGACCTTATACTGGTGATAACCCTCATCTCGATCACGTTCACATTTTTTATCAGCCTGGTAGAACTGGCAATATTGTTCCGTTGGGTTCAATTCCTTTGCCCGCTGCACCCGCTGGACCGCCCCCCCCTCCTCCACCGGCACCGGCACCACCACCACCACCAGGCGCACCAACAACTAATCCAAAAGCAAGGCCAGGCGCTCCAAATGGAATGGAATTACTAACTGGGCCTGACGGGAAGATGCATTGGTATAATACACAAGGCATAGAAGTTTATGGGCCAGCAGAGGCGAAACATGGACAGCCTGTTGCACCACCACCAGCAGGAGCGCCACCACCACCAGCAGGAGCGCCACCTGCACCGCCCAAACCACCGGCAACTGGACCGCGTACGGGATTACCAAAAGAACTGAATGTTGTTGGTTGGATTGATAGTAACGGTGACGTCTGGGATGCAATTACAGGTGGTAATAAAATAGGAACATGGGGTGGAACTGGTCCGCATGGTGAAGGGGCTTTTACTCCACTTGGAGGCGCACCACCCGCTGCACCACCAGCAGCAGCAGGGCCAGCAGCGCCAGACGGTTCGGCAAACGATCCACTTCATGTTACTACGCCAGATACAGGGCAACTTGGGAATTTAGATACCCAGACACAAGTTCAACAGGCTTTGCAAGATATCGGTGTTCCGCGATCTATCAGCAGTCAAGCGGATGCTGTAACGGCTCTTCAAGCTATCGACGCTGAAATAACCCGGCAGAACGAACTGCAAACGCCGCAAGGCAAAATGATGGCTGATCAACTAAGCCAAGTTCATTCTGCTATTCAAGAGCAGTGGGGGTTGAAAGAAGCGCCGTCTGGTCTGGATACCTTTGCCTCCATCGCTAGTGGGGTCGGTGGTATCGCAAGCGATGTTATTGGAGATTTCCAATCATTCGTGGAAGTGATTGGCGCAACAAAGAACATTGCTGACACTCTTGTTCGTGGTCCCGCCAGCACTGAGGATGTTATTGGGATTATTCAAAACTTCCAAAAATACCTTGAGTTTGCAGCAAAGATCGCTAACACGGTCGGAGACATCGCCGGTCAGATCGGTGGGATTATGTCTGCTGCCGGTGGGGCAAGCGGTATGCCGGGAGCCGGTTCAGCAGGAGCCGCACTGCAAGCCGTACAGGCTATTGCTCAGGTGATAGCCGGGGTGATCCAGGGAATCAATGCTGCAATCAGTATTGGGATTGAATCCTGGCATATTTTCGGATCGTATTTTGGGCAATTCTTGGGATTCTTGGCCGGTGGGCCAGCAGGACTTATGGGCAATGTGAAGTTCCTTTTAGATCAGAATACAGGTCAATTGATTTCTTATTCAACAGACAATCCTCTGAAAAGAAATGCTTTGCCGGTGCCAGGCCAAGTTCTCAATCCACAAGCTAACAATCAAACCATTGGTCAGCTAAACTACTATGCAGGACCGGGGCAAGACCCGCGAGACAGTACACGACAGATGATGTACCAGGTTAAGACTTCTCAGATGAATACGGTGACGGCACAATGACCGGGGGCATTCCAGGTGTTATCTATAACCTGATTTCAGGACAGTACCAAATTGGGAATATGGTATTCGGTAAAGGAACGACAGTTCGGGTTGAGACATTTGATATCAAACCGTATGACATCAACGCTCAGGATTATCAGGTCACTCGCTCTGATGAAACTCGATTTGGCTGGGATTCTCATAAACCGACCACAATTGAGATAACTTTTAATGTACTTATCAATCGACTATTGCATCCCTATGAAGATTACATTCCTAACTTTTGGGATGAGATGCCAACGGTTGCTGATTTTCAAAAGGTATGGCGTTCTGATAATATCAGAAATCAATGGGGTCAATTAGAGCCGTTGTATTGCTGTGGTACGGATGGCATCACCCGTGCAATCTATGGTCGGCCAGGACAATTCACCTATGCTAAAAAGACAGACTACACTGAGGCGATTCAGTGCGTAGCAGAGTTTCGACGTTCTGATGCATTTGGCTATTCTGTTAAAGAAACCGGAATTGCTATGACCCAGGCAATTCCTGATGTCGTTATTAATGGTACTCAGGGCGATGGACCGTCGTGGTTCCGAATTTTAGTAGTAGGCCCATGCACTAATCCTTCATTTACTTTCACAGGTTTATATCTTAATGGCGTGATACAATCGACTCCGTTAACAATTACAGTTGACCATACTTTAGCTGCCGGTGAAATTGTTGAACTTAATTCTTATCCTTGGGGGCCACGACGGTGTGTCTCTTCTACCGGGTTGAATCTTACAACCTCACTATCTGGCGATACGCCATATCTTGATCGGTTACGTTTTGGCCATGATGCAGATTTAGAGGTTTTATTTACGGCTGCCTCAATGACATCTGCTACTGATGCAGTTTTACTTTTCCGTGACGCATATCAGATAGTAGGTTGATATGATAACAGACCGTATGCGCTTCACAGTTTTGCAAGCCAACACTGATGTAATTCTTTCTCGTGACTTGGTTGTCAAAGACCCACAAATTGCTATCAATCTATCTGCTCCAAGTTCAATGGAATTTGTTATCCCGCAAGGCGAGTTTTTTGCGTCGAGTTATGGAATCAATTGGCAGACTTGGGGTCAGGTAGTTATTGCCGAAATCGAGATAGACGGCGCAAGAAAAGTTTTTGCAGTTGGGATTGTCACTGACCAGACAGTTGATCCCACCACGGGAGACAATAAAATCACGACAACCGGAATCATTGGATATGCTAAAGGCATTCCTCTTCTTATCAATTTCAATCCAATTGCGGTCGATCCATTTGAGATTGTGCAGAGAATTTGGGCGCATTTATCATCGTTCAGCAATGCCAACCTTGAGGTCGATGTTTATCCCGCCAGCAGTGGGACGCAGATGCTTCCTGGCTATAGCTTTGACGGCAGCGTTCTTAATTTCGATTTCTTTGCGGTCTTTTATCGATCAGTAGACTTTAACGATTGCCAAGATGTTATGGCTGGACTTGCCCGTGATATTCCTTTCGACATGATTGAAGAGGGTGAATGGAACAGTGATCGAACTGTCTTCACCAAGAAACTTCATCTTGGGTATCCTCGCGGTGGATATCAGCAGAACTATCTTTCATTTCGATTGGGCGAGAATGTAATTCAGGCGAAGCAAGCCGACGAACGTGAGATTCAACCTGTTTCAGATGTGATCATTCGTGGTTGGCTACCGGGACAGGTTTACTCAGCCGAAGTTACTAATGCCGATCCTACTCGCTATCGGCGTACCGTTATGGAAGAGAACGCTCAGATCGATTCGACAGAGCGTGCAGCAGCATGGGCACATCGCAAGTTGACTCGTCGCAATATTCCTAACAGTTTCAAAGAGATTTTGATCGACCCTAACCATCCTTCCGCGCCATTGGGGAGTTTTGGTCTTGGAGATAGCATTTGGGTTTCAGCTACAAATTATCCTTGGGTTGGGACAATTGAAGGTTGGCATCGCATCATTGGAATCACTTACACAGAACAAGATTCGTCGCAAGGTGGCGGGAAACAAGGCTCTGGCGGGTCAGCAGGAGTCCCGGCAGGATTGGTTAAATTGGATTTAAAAATCGAAGGTGCATTTGATTATGATCCAATTAGTTACAATCCTGATTATGCATCACAACCTGTGACCGATCCTAATCGTATTACTAACGGTTACTTTGGTCATAGTTTACAAGGGTGGGTACCTACTCGTGGCCAATGGATTCGGGTTGCAGATGTTACTTATGATACGCCATATGCGCCTGATGCTGGATCAGTTCGAATTGACTGTGATGATCATGGCGAAGGATTTCTTTCAAATCGATGCTATGTCACTCCTGGTGAGCATTTGACTATTTGCGCTGTAGTGCAATACGAGAACGTTCTTTCTGGAACTCCAAGTGGTACACCAGGATTTATTCTAGAAGGATATACTTATTTGAACGGTGGTTCGGTTGCGGGTCCATATGATTTCGGTCATGTAATTGATCCTGTTGGGGCGGCTGGTTGGACAATGTTACGAACAATGGATTGGCTTGTACCAAGTGGGATTAATGAAGTCGCGCTACAGTTGACAGTCAATTCCACAGTTACACATGGAACAGCTTTTTGGACATTTTGTCGTGTCTATACAATGGGCGATGAATTGCAGACGGTGAGCTAATGGGTAGTCCTGCTGGACAGTATGGCTCATTACATTATGAGTCACCGGAAAGTCGTGCGCTTGGCACAATTACAATGGAGTCTTACTCCAAAATCTATGATGACCAAGCACGGTTCTTAGGCAAGCTTGCATCTGATAGTACATATATGGCTGCATATATGCGTAAGATGCAACGAGGCATTGATCAAGCCAACGAAAACTTTATTCAACAGATTCAGTCGATAATTAATGATATTATCGTCTTGCTGGGTGGAGGTTCATTCGGAAACAGTGGCATTGATTTTGGTGACTTGAAATATGTCATTCAGATGATTGGCGCACTGTTCGGATTTGTATCTGTCGATGGAATTCCTTTGCCAATCAATCTTTTTGATGCGGCATGGCACTTTTTCTCTGAGTATATTTTCCCGGTTGATAACTTCCAACAGGTTATCGATCTGATTGTTGATGGCGTTATCGCCACCATGCTCACCTTTCTGGGAGACGTACCAGTTGTCGGGCAGGCCGCAGAGCAGTTAGCCGTAGTCATCAGCGATATCAGGGATTTGCTTGACCCTATTGCAGCAGCTGTCGATGCACTTCTTAGCGCATTTGCCATTACTGATCCTGGTAACGGCTCTGGTGTCACAAGTTATTTCGGCCCAATGGCACCAATTTTAAATTCATTAGCAGAAGCTCTTGATGGTATTGAACTGCCGGATTTCTCATCCATTTTACATAAAATTCTTTTGTGGGGAGTGCCTTTCATTGACTTGATTGCGTCAGTGATTACCGCACTTGCACCGTTGTTGACCGATACAGTTGAAATTGCTGGTGGAATTCTTAAGCCAGAGATTGAAGTACTAGGCGATTTAATCTCTGCTCTCATGCCGATACTTGATATCATTGTTGTAGTGGTCAATGCTTTGAATCCGATTGTTGATCAAATTGGTTATGTTGTAGATGCTTTGAATCCGTATATTGATGATATTCTGGGTATCTTGTCTCTTTTTGGATTTGGGGATGCACCGACAGGTTGGGATGCTGGGCCAGTAGTTGATAGTTTTATTAATGATTATTTGAATCCTACTGGGGCGATTCTTGTTAATGCTTCGAATATTGTCGGAACTCTTATTGCATCGCAGATTCCAAGCTTAGATGCTTCTAAGATTACTACAGGTACGTTTATTTCTACTGTGCTTCAGCCGTTAATCGATGCTATATCACAGGGATTCGGGGGCACGACGGGACTTGGGTTTTCTGACCTGCAAACCCTGCTCGCCGGAATCCCCGGTGTCGGAGGTCTTATCTCCGCAATCATTACTGGCTTGGGTGGAACCGGCTCAGGCACCAGTGGCGTCACGACGGCACTGGAAAATATTCCCGGCCCGAATATTGCCACGGCGATTTCATCTGGTGTTGTTCCAAGCCTGGACGCTTCCAAGATCACTAGTGGTCTTTTTAACCAATCTCTTATTCCAAGTCTAACGAGTGGTTGGACTGGCACTGTCGCCGGTAGTCTTATCAACGGCATTACCGCCAATGAGCAAATTATTGCCGATCAAATCTTCGGTGCTTCCAATCAGAATACAGGTCAACCACTTACCGATATTCAAGGTGCGCTGCAGCAATTCCCATTCGGAAACTTAGCCGGGTCACCAGGCAGCACCGGAACAGGACCGCTGCAAGGCTTAGCCGACAGTGTGTTACAGGGATTGACGAACAATCCGGTAACCGGCAACACACTTGCTGGTGTAGCAAACTTCTTGAGTGGCATGGCAAATCAGCTTTATGGTTATACACCTAACAATCCGCCGTTGACTTCGGTCGCAGGGACCACTACGTCTAATAGCCAAACTCTAGCGGCTATGGCTGCAACTAGGTCTGTTTCACATGCCGTTGCGCCTACCGGAGACGCAACGTTTGACCTTGCTATGCTGTCTGGCGCTACATTGCCGACATTGAATGTTACGCAAGGCAATAGCATTATTGGGTTTATTCGGACCCCGACCGGAGCCAACCCTAATACGCCAATGACACTATGGCCGAATAAGCAAGCTGTTGCTTGGAAGTCTACTGGTTATACCGGATCAATCACGGGTCTATGGATCAACATATACAAGTTCAATACGGTTTCAGGCAAGATGGATCTGTGGAACCAATCACCTAATCTTGTTGGCAGCATTGCTAATTCACTGAACTATTACTTCTACAACATCATTCCTAATCAGCCATATCTACCTGCTGAATTTTCTTTCCAGGGGATTCCATATTGTCAGACCGACGTATGGGGCGTCGAAATGGTGATTTCTGGCACAGGCACTTACAAGATTGCTGGCTTGCAGATGAACCATGCCTCGTATCCTGGTGTGCTACCGCCATATATGGCTGCGTACCGGGGCAATGGCACGACAGTTCCAGCACCGCCAGAAGAGCTAACTCCCACAGTCGATTTCTTCTACCAAACACCTTCTAATGTGCCTTGGTTCTCATTGACAGGTTCAAGTGGCGCGACAACCTATGCGCCACAACCAGCTTCATTTGTTTCAGCAGGCAGCTTCACCTATGACATTCCGATTTGGGCACAGTTCATTGATTATGCAATATGTCCTGCTGGTGGTGGGGGTGCTGGTGGCGTTAACGCTTGGGGAAATGGTGGTGGACATGGTAATTGGTTGTACGGCACGTTACAAGTCGGTGGTATTAACGGTCCACCGCCATCTACATTAACATCTCAATCGAGACTAAATATCACTGTTGGTGGCGGTGGCGCAGCCGGTTCCAGCGAATACTACTACCGACATTGGACTGAGTATCTGTGGCAAGGCGGCAGCAATAGCGGCACTGACGCATACAACGTCTATGCAGCCGCTGGTGGGGCTGGTGGCGCTAGTGGTATTGCGTTTAATA